TTCCAACTACTTCTTCAAAACTTACTCCTGTGCGTGTTGCAACAAATGTAAGTCCGATAAAGTTAATCGACCTTGCGGGTTTTACGAAAATATCAGCTCTAAATTGATTTGAATCAATTATGTCTGGTGTGTTATTTGTTTCATCACAAATAACAACAAATTCAGTGATACCTCTCTTCGCTTTGACATCACGAAGGAAAGGATCAACTATATTTAAGAAGTTTGTTCTTGTAATTACATCATTAAATTCAAACAACTGATCTCTTGCTGCTCTTTCGATTGTATCCTCTAATGTGAGGAACAAACGACGAACATTAATACGATCAAATGCTGATGCAACACCAAGTCCAGTTCTATCACCAAAGAGAATAATTCCTGCACCTGGAGATGCAATCACTGGATTGATTCTCTTCGGATAGATAATGTCTCTTTGTGCTTGTGATGGATTATATGCAAGTTTAACTGCTCCGTTAATTGCTCCTCTAGATGCACCAGCTGGTGAGAACCAAGAGAATGAATTGATTGATGTTCTTGCCATTAATCCAGCAACATCTCCATTTAATGGGATATATCTAAATTCATTATTAAATCTATCAAATGTGTATTTGTAACCTGAATCAAATACTGCGTAAGATGATGACTGAAGTGCAGCATAGTAATCAACTATATTATCTGTCTGTGTATCTGAATTTGATACGTTTACAACTCCTGCACGATGTGGTGATATACATGCTATGCAATCTTTTCTTAGATCTGCAATTGCAATCAATGCTGACGCTTTTGCTTGTGACTCAAAGATAGTAGCACCACCACTAGGCCCTTGTAAAATAAAGTTAATCGTATATTCTGCTGGATTCTTAAGAACATTGTATGAATTAATAACATCACCTTTTCCTACCAAGAAACCACTTGTTCCTGAGTAGTCCTTTCCTCCAACTAGATCGTATGATCTATTACCCTCAACATTGTATGTTACTCCAGCAGCATTTGTCCCCCAGTTTCCTGTAGTTGCTGTGAAATCTTTAATGTCTGTATCACCAGAACCAGAGTTGATTGCTGTTAAACCACCTGATACTCCACTTGGTGCACCACCTGCGTAGATATATTCTGATCTATTTGCAAGATAGTTTTTGTAATAAACTTCTTCTGCTGGTTGTCTCTTACCATCCTTTGCCTTTGATAGATATAGATGTTTTTCAAGAACATTACCTGCTATTCCTGACGCACTTCCATCTTCATCAACAACTACAACGTGCATTTCATCATTAGCAGCACTTCTTTGCTCTGCGTATTCAGAAGTACCTGGTTTTTCAGCAATTGTATTCCAACTAATATCAGCACCCTTAGTTAATCCTAATTTTTGAGAATTATACCAATCAGCGACTGTGGTTGTTGTTTCGTTAGAAACTGCATCTCCATTTGCTTGGATAAAGAATGTTGTATTTGTATTAGTTGTAGTAGATACTCCAGTTGTTCGAGTAAATGTGAATACTACGCTTCCAGATGTGTCTATACCAGTTATTGCTTTATCCACTGTCACTGTGCTTACACCAATACCAATAACAGTTGTGCCTGCAGCAACTACAGATGCTCCACCAGTTGATGTTACAACATCACCGAGTGCTATGTCTTGATCTATGGCAGCAGAGGCAGAAGTTGTAGTGATTCCTGTGATTGTAATATCAAAAGCAGTATCAACAATACCTGATGTTGTTCCAATTCCTGTTGATACGTTTGTAGTTTCTGTTTCTGATGTCGATGTTAAGAACTTAAGTTCATCATAATTTGTTGCTGAAACAATACCACCAGCAGTTACTCTATCTACAACCTTAACTGTAACTGCGTCAGTTCCGATTCCTGCACCAGCAGCAGTTCCAACTCCAGTTATAATTCCTCTCACAAAACCTGAACCATAAGTTGTTTCTGTACCTGGCCCAACACGAGTTCTTCCAGTTATTACCTGTGTTACACCCATTCCAACTGTAATACCAGCAGTTCCTACACCACTAATTACTTGGTCTGCAAAGTTGTCAATTGTGAATACTTTTAATCCATTACCCCAAGTACCAGGATTCTTTGCTGCATAAAACCAATCAGAAGCAAGTGTGTAATTTGCTGTGTAATCATCATATGATTTGATTTTTACAGTTGTTGATGCAATACTAACACCAGCATTTGCATTGTTTAAATTTGTGCTATCGGATCTTAAGACTCTTAAAACACCACCATATGAAAGGTATGATGATGCAGTCATCCAATATTCAAATTGTCCGTCTGTTTCTAATGGTTTTCCGTAAGTTGCTATAAGATCTTGCTCGTTCTCTATCAATATCGGTACATCTATGGGGCCTTTTTCAAATGGGCCAGCAATCGCTCCGACCAGTTCTTGTGCTCCAGATATATTACCGATAGTCAAGTCAACTTCTCTTACCTTGACTCCAGGAGATACTAAGTTAAGCGACATGTCTTTCCCTCTTTATAAAAGATTCAATTTTACTAAAAGTATTTATTATTTGCTACTTTTACATTGGGGAAACAATGCATGAACATTACCAATCTGGATATGTCCATTCAGTGAATACCTTATTTTTCTTTCTATTTTTAACAATTCTTTTGACTGTACATATCTTACATTCATAAGAATATCCAGACGGGAAATTTCTTTTATTTTTACGAATCAAATAAAACTCATTAACTAAGTCTTTGGTTTCTCCACATACTCTACACTTTCTTTCTTCAAAGAGTAAATGTTCTAAACTAAAACCAAACTCTTCAGTATTTTCCATTAGAGTATAAAGATTGATTGTGTTCCGTCTTTGTTATCTATGATAGTTATTTTTTTATTTGGAAATGATTTTGATAATAATCTTTTCAATTTAACATGCTTAAATGGATTTTTCATCACCGATACTCCCACATATAAGAACGATCCCCATATTCATCAGTATGCCATAAATCTCCATCACTGTCAACAAATGAAGTTTCATCTAATCCATCCGATACAAACCCAAATGGTGCCATGTCTTGTTCTATTTGATTCTTCTGCTCTTCATATAATCTTTTTCTTACATCTTGATCAGTAAGTTCTTTAAAATAATCTTGTGCCACTAACCAAGCATATATTACAAGACACATTGCTAAATCATCATTACACCCTTCTTCAGCTTCAAATGAGTTACTCTTTGATATAAAAGTAGTAAGTTCAGATATTATATTATAATCCTTGAATATTAACTTATCCTCTTCGATCATAGTTTTGAGATTCAATGCACCAACCTTTTTAACTGTCTTTGACATCTTAACTCCAAGTTGAGTTTTCTTTCCACTAAATCCCTGTCCCACAATTTGACCAGCACGACCTCTCATTGAACACATCAAAAGATTTTCATACTCCATATCAAAGTTTAGTATTGAAGCAATTTGATCTCCAATATCATTTACTTCACAAAGTATGAATGACTTATTGTAATTCATTGCGACTTCATATATGATATTTGGAAACAACATTGGTTTAATTTCGTTGTTTCTGTATTTTGCTACAACTTTATGGGGAAACTCAGTAATGTCTGTTAAAACAAATGCAGAGTAATCTTCACCAACTCCTCGTGCAACGTCAACTGTCATCAAGTAGTCGTGATTTTTTTCTGGTGGGAAGTAAACATCTAAACCTGCATTTTGTTGTATTGGATTATCATATACTAAAGATTTAAGTTTACTTGGTGCTATCAAAGTGTCAATTGATCCTAAGAATTCACATTCAAACTCAATTTTAAATTGTTGTTCTGATGTATTTGAGATTGTTTGTTTTTTCCACTTTGCATTTCTGCCTGGTACTTCAGACCAGTGAACATCAGTAGGTGTGTATTCATTCTTACCTCTTTCTGCATCGTGCCACAGTCGGTAGAAATGATTCATACCGTGTGGAGTAGAAACTATGATGACTTTGGTTTTTTTACCAGAAGTGATAGTAGGATATACAGAGGCAAAGAACGAGTCAGCAATATGATTAGGAACAAAGGCAAATTCATCCAGAAAAAGAATGTTG